GATGGAACGCTAAAAGCAGATGATCCGAACACTCCTGAAAACGAGGCGTGGGAAGAAGTACCTGTTAAAAAGCGTGGTCGCCCTAAGAAAGAGGGGTAAGCTATGTCTAGTGATGTACAGGCAAAGCGTGTCACAGGAACAGGCTCACTCGCAGTTGGCCCTGCTCGCATACGGCAGATACACGTTCTGTCAGGATCGGGTACACCCCGATTAACTATCTCAGATGGTAACGGTGGAGCTACAGTTTTAGACTTAGATCTAAAAGCTTCTGACGTTCACGCTGTAAACATTCCAGACGCGGGTATTAGGGTTAGTGACATATACGTTGCTACTGCCACAGCTCTAACTGCAGTTACAGTATTCTATAACTAATGTTATGGCTGCTCGTAAAGGAACTATGAAGGGTCACACCATTAAGGGGGGCCATAAGCGCCCCACCAAAAAAGGTGCAGGAATGACCGCTAAAGGAGTAGCTAAGTACCGAAGGGACAACCCCGGTTCTAAGCTCAAAACTGCTGTGACTGGTAAAGTTAAAAAGGGCAGTAAGGACGCAAAGCGTCGTAAGTCTTTCTGCGCTAGATCTGCAGGGCAGATGAAGAAGTTTCCAAAAGCAGCAAAAGATCCAAACAGCCGTCTAAGACAGGCTAGGAAGAGATGGAAGTGTTAGATGGCGATAGCACGGTCTAACATACGTAGTCAGCTAAAAGGGGGTTCTCGCATGGCGTTCCAATCTACAGGTGATGATGCAAAAGACTTAGCAATGCTAAGAGCTGCTAAGAATATAGATGATGGCCCTGTCAGCATGAAAAGAGGCGGCAAGGTCAAGAAGAAGTCTAAGAGCCGTGTTAACGAAGCGGGCAACTACACCAAACCCAGCATGAGAAAGCGTTTGTTCAATAGAATAAAGGCGGGAAGTAAAGGCGGTAAACCGGGTCAGTGGAGTGCTAGGAAGGCTCAAATGCTTGCTTCTGCTTATAAAAAAGCAGGTGGGGGTTATAGAAATTGAGTAGCATAGAGAAAGATCTACGTATTTGGTCGCGTGAGGTTCTGGAAGTACCAAACCAGAGCCTTAAAGGTCTTTCTGCTTGTCCTTATGCCAAAGAAGCATGGAAAAAAGATAAAGTCTTGGTTGTAGAAACAGATGACGTGTATGCAGACAGCCTCCGCTACTGTTCCGACTTTACCACCACAGGAAAAGAACTTGTCGTGATAGCATCTTACAACATACCAAAACTGAATAAGTTTAATAAGTATGTAAAGAATTTAAACATACTGTTTGAAAATTTGCACTGTATGGAGTTCCATCCAGATTATGGTGCAGAAGATGCAGAGCTAGACTTTCTGTATGATAACGATTGGGAGAGTTCTGTAAGTAAACCGTACTGCATGGTGTTTATCCAAGATCTTAAACAAGTTGTTCACGCCAGTGACAAACTACAACGCTTGGGTTACTATGACGTATATCCAGAAGATGAATACGAAGAGCTAGTTGTTAATAGAAAAAGGAGACTGACAGATGGCTATGAAACCTCGTTCTATGAAGAAAAAACCGATGGCAATGAAGCGCGGTGGTAAAGCAAAAATGATGCGTGGTGGCGGTATGATGGCTAAAAAGCCTATGGCTATGAAGCGCGGTGGTAAAGCGAAGAAAAAGTAATGGCTTTAAAAAAGTCGCAGAAGAGTCTGAAAAGTTGGACAAAACAAAAATGGCGAACCTCTGACGGGAAGCCTAGTAAAGGCAAGAAAAGGTATTTACCTGATGCCGCGTGGAAGTCCCTTACAAAAGGCGAAAAGGCAGCGACCAATAGGGCGAAAGCCAAAGGCAATAGAAAAGGTAAACAGCATGTGGCTCAACCTAAGAAGATTGCGAAGAAGACAAAACGGTTTAGGAACTAACAGATGGCAGTAGTTACACCAGATTTACCTGACATATTCGAAGAAGCCTACGAACGTGCAGGATTAGAACTAAACACAGGCTATGATCTTCGAACGGCAAGGCGTAGCCTTAATATCATGCTGCTTGAGTGGCAGAATAGAGGTCTTAATCTGTTTACTATAGATGAAGGAACTCTAGCTTTAACAGCAGGTATAGAAACTTATAATATGCCTATAGATACTATTGATGTAATTGAGCATAATATAAGGACTGGTACTGGTACTAGTCAGATAGATACAGCCTTAGAACGTATATCTGTGTCCAACTATGCTGCTCAGTCTAACAAGAACACCACAGGTAAACCTACTCAAATATACGTACAAAGGTTAGCCACAGAAACAAAAGTTACTCTTTGGCCTGTACCAGACACCGCCTATACTCTAGCTTATTTTCGCTTAAAAGGTATAGACGGACTTGCTTCAGGGGTTGGCACAACAGCAGCCATACCTCCACGGTTTATACCATGTCTTGTCGCAGGTCTTGCTTATCAAGTAGCTATGAAGAAGCCTGAGTCAGCAGACAGAGTTGTTCCTCTAAAACAGGAGTATGAGTATCAGTTTGAACTCGCAGCAGGTGAAGACGCAGAAACAGCATCTATAAGGTTTGTACCACACAACACGTTCTTGATAGGTGGTGGATGAGAAGTGCTAGTAATAGATACGCTTTTGGTTTCTGTGACAGAACTGGCTTCAGATATCCTCTGAATGATCTCGTCGATGAGTATAAGAATGGTGTGAAGACAGGTCTACGTGTGGGTAGGGACGTGGCTGATGATGATCATCCACAAAACTTTCTAGGTAGGATCAGGATATTTGATCCACAAAATCTAACATCAG